GGGGCGGGGGGTGGCAGGGGCGGAGGCTACGGAGGCCGCAGGGCGGAAGCCGGCTGAGGCCACGGCGCCGTCATCGTCGAGGTCTACCGAGATGCCGCAGGCGGTCTGGATGGACTGGCGGCGGATGTAGGTGATGGCTCCGCCGATCTGCTGGGCGGTCAGGCCATCGGCCTTCACCATCAGCTTGCCGAAGTCGAAGCGTTCGCCCGACGCGTGGAGGAAGGCGGTGGACACGCCGACCTTGCCGTCCTCGCTGACGAGCGTCTGGATCAGGGCGAGGTCGTGGTCGAGCAGGACCGGCTTGATGGCGTCGAGCAGGGCGTCGAGGGAGACGTACTTGGCCTTGAAGGCGGGGTTGATTTTGTTGGCCTTGACGTTGTCGAGCTCTGCGAGCGCGGCGACGAGGGAGCCAGTGGCGGTTTGGGGGGTCTTGGGCGTGGTCATGGTGGGAAATTATTTGTTGGGCTCGTTAGCGGCCTTGGCGACTTCACCGGCCTTGATGGTGGCCTCGATGTCGGCGAGGGACATCCGGGTGTAGCCAGGGACGAAGAGGTTGTAGTAGGTCACGCCGTTGCGGACGGTGGGCGTCAGGAGTCGGGCGACCTTCTGGTCAGGTAATACGATGTATGACGAGTCCGCGATGATGCGGTAGTCGGCGGGGAGTTTCGGGTCTTTCTTCATGAGGGGAGAGGGTCAGTTGATGGCGCGGCGGGTGGCCGCGTCGTAGATCAGGAGGGCGTCGGCGTTCCAGAGGGTGACGTCCACATTCGGGAACAGTTCGGCGGCCCGTGCCTTCAGCTTGTTCTTCCAAGCGGTCGAGGACAGGTCGCCCTTGGTTCCGCAGGTGTGGGCCTTCTGCCAGATGGCGGGGCGGATGCGGTGAATCTTCCAGCCCATGGCGACGGCGGCGCCGTAGAGGACGCCCGTGTTCCACATCAGTTTGCCGATGGCCGAGCCGGGGATGTTCTTGCCGGCGAAGAGGGGCGGTTCCTCAAGGAAGAGTTCCGCGTCCTTGGCCTTGCAGCTGAGATCGGCGAGTAGTTGGCAGACCTCGACATCGGAGCCGGGCATCTTAGCGCACTCGACAGGGTCGCCGTCAACCGACCACACGATGCCACCGTTCACGCCAGGGTCGATTGCCACAAGGAGGGATGCCATTGGGAAAGACTCTTTAACGAGGGTGCGGGGACAAGCGGAAAAGATTGGCCACGCGGAAGGCGTAGTCGTTAGGGCGGAAGGCACGCTCGCGGGCCGCCGTCCAGCCGAGGTTCCAGACGAGGGCCATCTGCTCGGGGGTCGGGTCGGTCATCCCGATGCGGTGGAAGTTCGACCTGATCCAGCGGAGATGCGAAGCGGCGACCATGTCCTGCGCCGTAGCGTCGCGCCACTTAGACCAGGGGAAGGCGTAGTGGCCCTCGGCCTTGAGGCGGGCGGAGGCGTCGTCCCAAGCGGCCTTGCCGACCTGATACTGGCCACGCTCACCGGCCTTGCCGATGGCCTTGCGGTTGTGGCCGGACTCGACCGCGGCGACGGCCTCTAGGAAGGCGGCGTCGGTCTTGGCCTGAGCGTTGAGCCCGAGGAGCAGCAGGGCGACGACAGAGAAGCGCTGGTTAAGGGTCATGGCTGGCCCTTGCCCTCCTTGGCGGCGAGCCATCCATCGTCCAATTTGTTTAGGTATGCCGATGAGATGCGGCTCTCGACAATGTAGTTAATGAGGAAGGCGTGGAGTTCATCCCCTGCCTTGGTCAGCCGCTCGACCTCGGCCTTGAGGCGGGCGTAGTCCTCGTAGGACACATACTGTCCATCTTCAAACTCCTCGATGGAGCAATACTTCGGGTCAATGCCGTATCGCTTCGGCTCGCTCACGGCTGCTTGCCCTCCTTGGCGGCGTTCCAGTCAGCCCATTTTCGTGCCTTGTTGATGGATATCTTCTTAATTTTTGCGATTAGTTTAAGGTAAGCATCACGCTCTTTCTGAACCATAATAAAGTCGGCTTCACATTGAATTAGCATTTCTTGATATCGTATGATTTCTTTGTTCATAATTATATTTTGTTAGCGTCTTTCCATCGTTTAACAATTTTGAATACTGACCCGACTCCCTGCGTGATTGGGGTATTACCATCAAAGCATGAATCGATGTCAGCCATCGCATCCCAAGCCTTACGGAGCCGCTCGACCTCGTTCTTGAGTCGGGCGTTCTCGGATTCTAGCAGGCTTGCCCGGACAAGATGCGGGCAGGTGTCGTTATCGTGTTCGCTCATACGCGTCTCGGGACTTGTGATCCGGCGACCTCAAAGCCGTCGACCTCGTAGGAGTAGGTTATGCCGACCCAGCCGCCGGCGGCGACGTAAGCCTGGAGCGATACCTTGCTGGCCCCGTCCTCGTGCAGGGCTTCGTGATAGTGGTTCAGCAGCTTCTTCATCTTGGTCGAGGCGATGGCGGCCTTCGCGGAGCAGATGTCCCCGCACATCACGCGCTCGTTAATCTCGTAAATCTCGGACAGCAGGGCGACCATGCCGTCGAGGTGTTTGAAACTACTCATGGGGGTGAGCGTCCGGGGTGATGGCCTTGCCGCGGATGATGGAGTCGTCGAGGATGCGGATATGTTGCCGGAGGTTCGCAATCTCCTCGGACTGGTCGACGATGATATGCGATTGCATGATCACGGCTTGGTCGAGGCGGTCGGAGAAGGCCTTGAGGGCCACGGCGTTCTTGTGCAGCTGACGGGCGACGCTCCAGGGGAAGAGCCACCAGAGGCGGGGGAGGGAGTCGGTTCGGATGATGTGCATTGGTTTGTAGGGGCGGTGGGAAGGGTCAGGCATGGGTGGAGATGGTGGAGTTTACGGCGGCGATGCGTTCGCCGATCCAGCGCATGACCGGCACGGCCATGGAATTGCCGCAAGCCTTGTAACGAGGGCCGTCGGGGCATTGCTCCTCAGGCTTTCCCTTCCAGCTGATGCGGGACCAGTTGTCGGGGAAGCCTTGCAGGCGCTCGCACTCGACCGGCGTGAGACGACGGACGGCCATAGTTGCTTGATGGACGGCGGCGACCTGTTGTGTTACCTCTGAGCTTTGAGGGCTGCGTGAAGGGTCATTGGATGCCGTGATGCAGGGGGCGATGATTGCAACGTGCGGAGTCTGATCCCCAGCGGAAGCCTTGAGGGTAGTAGTAGTAGTAAACGACGGGTCTGCTCCAGCCTCTCGGCGTAGGTTGCCAGGTTGGAAGGTGACGGCCTGAACGGCCAGCGGGTCATTGTCGCCGGACTTTGTGTTAGCGAGTAGGGTAGGGCACGTGGTCTGCTCGGTGATCTGTCCGCGCAGACGAAGCTCGCTGGCTTGGACGATGGTCGGGGCGACGGAGCCTGGCATCTGGTGCTGCACAACAGCATGAGTCGTCCGGGTATCTCCAAGGTCGAAGTTGTTCAGCGTGTTGCTGGCGTCGGCGGGAACCCAAGTCTCGTTGTCGGTCGTGCTGCACGCTCGCTTGGACTTGCGGAAGGGGACGGGTTCTGTTAGCAGGGTTTCGCTACCCCCGCCCAAGTCCCCGCCCGAAGCCCTGACCGTACCCACGCCCTCGGCGTATTGAGCGAACGAGGACGCGGTGTAAGGCGTGAGCACAGCAGGGAAGCGGTTCTTTTCCGGCATGGTCTGACCTTTCGCCAGCACCGCGTCGAGCGTCTGGCTTACTTGGCCTCCGCCCCACCAGCAGCCTGCCGCAGGGCTTGCTCCAGCATCGGAGGCAACGCCTTTCCTCTTTTTGTTGCCCGTCTCAAGATACCCGCGCAAGCCTTCGCGGAGAGATAGAACCTCTGCGGGAGCTCTCCAGTCTCCAAGACACGCGACAACGAAGACTCGACGACGGCGCTGGGGGACTCCGAAGTATTGAGCGTCCAGCACTCGGTAGGCGAACCCATACCCGAGTTCGACCAGCCCTTGAAGGAAGCATCCGAAGTCAGATCCTTTAGGTTGACCTGACGACAGGCAGCCTGGGACGTTCTCCCACAGGATATATCGGGGCTTGAGCTTGTCAGCCAAAGCAAGAAAGGTGAGGCACAGGTTTCCCCTAGGGTCGGCAAGTCCTTTGCGGAGTCCTGCGACGGAGAAGGACTGGCAAGGAGTTCCTCCGACCAGAAGGTCGATTGAACCGGGTTCGAGGGGCCATTGTTTGTATTCTGTGAGTGAGCCATAGTTAGGGATGTTGGGGAAACGGTGTTTGAGGATAGCGCATGGGAAGGGTTCGATTTCGGAGAAGCCGACAGGCTGCCAGCCGAGGGGATGCCAGGCGACAGACGCGGCTTCCATGCCTGAGCAGACGGAGAGGTAACGAATCGGTTTGCCGACCGGTGTGGGTTGTGCGGATTCATTCATTGGGTTGGAAATTGTTTGGGTGATCGGTGCGAGTATCCATTGGTCGGGGGCCGTAGCGATGGTGAAGGTCTTGTCCTCGTAGCCGAGGTAACCAGCACCGCCCTTTTCGTTAGGCTTCACAGCTCCGCCTTTCGTGCCAGAGTAGTTCCCCCCCCCACGGACTTTAAACGCAATAGGCTTCACTCAGTTCTGGCGGGTCTTGTAAGGACCACGGACCTTAAGGTTCGTCCAGGTAGTCCCGGTGATTTCAATCCACTTGCGGAGGGTGCAGACGGTCGTTCCAAGGGCGTCGGCGGCGTCGGCCTGCGTCTTGCCGGCGGCGTTGAGCGCGGCGATCTGCGGGAGGATGGCCTGCAAGCGGTTCGCAGCATAGACGGCCATCGGTCGCTTGAGGGGGATAGGCCGACCAGCGAAGGTGAGGTGGTCGGTGTAGGGGTGGTTTGCGTTGGGCATGGTGGTGGAAGATTAGCGGTGACGGCGGATGGCCTTGGCCTTCACGGGCTCTGGGCCGTTGATGGCTCGGGCCAGTTCGGGACCGCAGAAGGTGACGACGGCTAGCCAGCCGAAGATGATGATGAACGAGAGGGCGATGAGGGACTTCATGTTTGTAGGGTTATGCGATGAACCAAGCGGCGATTTCGGCGTCGGTCATGTCGGCGACCATCGTCTTGAACTCGGGGCTGGCCTTGGCTTGCTCGACGGCCTTGGCACGATTAAGATCGGTGATGTTCTTGAATCCAGCGACAAAACCTTTCTGGGTGGTGGTCTTGAGATACTGAGCCTTCTTGATGGCGTCACGACGAATCTTGGCGACGATGCGGGCGGTCTCCTTTTTCTGCTCTTCGCGCTCGACGATGATGTCTACGAGACAATCAATGGTGAAGCCCTTGTCAGCGAGGAACTCCCAGCCCTTCACATCGGCGGGGTTGATGGACTTGGCGAACTGCTCGGCGGTGGCCTCGGCGGCGGGGCTGACAAAGTGGAGGAAGGTGCATCCTCCGTGTCCTTCGTTGCTCGCTTCGCCAATCAGTTTGCCGTCGATGAGGACGGACGCGGTGAAGCAGACGGTTTCTTCGCTCATCCACTTAACAGTCTTGAAAGACTTAAGGGTGAGGCGGGTGAGGTTGCTGGCGGTGTTGATTGCGGTGGTCATGTGTTTGGTGGTGCGTAAGATTAGATGAGGCCAGCCTTGAGGCATCGGATGGTTTCCTTGACTTGGAAGATGCCGTAGTCGGCGGCGATGACCTTAGTCTGCCAGAGGCTGTAGCGACGATGGGCGGTATCCTCTTCAGCGGTGTCGGTGTCACGGAGCGACTGATACTCATGGCGGTAGGCGTTCATCTTGGCGAGGGCTCGGCCGTGCTGGGCAATCAGTTTGGCGAGGCAGATTTCAGCGTTAGCAAGTTGGGTGTTAGTGGTCATGTGTTTGGTGGTGCGTCAATGAACTTGGCGGACTGTTCCGCATTCGTCAAGCACCTTTCCCAACAAACCCTGCGACCCTCATTCAAGGGTCTAGGATTTTAAGCCCCCAGGTCATAAAGGCCCGCCATGATGAGCGTACCCCTCGCCGGATAGGTACAAGATGCCACCCTAGCCTGCCCTGTCAAGGGGTCTTAAAGGCCTCTCCTTGCCCTTCCTAGGCGTTTTGACGGCGGGAACGGACAAAGACCGCCATACCCACCCCTAGGCACCCCACAGCCAAGGCCCAACCGAGGTCGCGGACGGACTTCAAGGCCAAGGTCGCCGTGCTCATGTTGCGCTCAAGGTCGGCAGAGTCGGACTTCAGGCCGCGGTCGGTCACGATCATGACCAGGGCGTCGGTCGATTGCAGTTGGTCGAGGACGTAGCCGGCGATGTAGGCCGACGACAGGGCCGAGACTCCCGCGAAGGCCGTGAGCAGCGTGACCGCCAGCAGAAGGTTATCGCTTCCGCTTTCCTGCTGCTTTGCTTTTGCCATGGGGTTTCGGTTTGCCGACGACCGCGGCGACTTCCTTCTCTCCGCGGGCCTTGATGTAGCGCATGAGGTAGTCGAGGCATTCGGGGGCAGCGTAGCCTGCCGCACCGACCACGCCCATCCGCAGGCCCGGGCTTTGGATATGCTCTTGGATAGCGTAGCCGACCAAGGCCGCAGTGATCGCGGCGGCGCACACACGGCGCACGACCCAGCCCAGGGACACGGGTTCGGTGGACAGCAGGAGGCGGGCCGTCATGGCGAGGCCGCCAAGGATGGAGGCGACGAGGCCGTCCTTGACCTCCTTCGGGATGTCCTCGGGGTTGAAGGGGGCGGCGCTCACGAGATGCGGGGAGGCTTGGCGTTAGGGGCGAGCATGACGCGGCGGTAGTCCTGAGCCCAGAGCATCTTCGCGAGGGCTTTGCCGGCCTTGTCTACTTCGCCCTCTTGGAGAGCGGGGAAAAGTAGATGGACCTGCTCGTGGCACAAAACCTCAAGCTGACGCTTGGCACCGAGGCGGGGGTCAATCTCGATAAGGTCTTCGCCGATGGTCGCCTGACCCCACGCACGCTCGCGGCCTAGCTTGCGCCAGACGACCTTGACCGGCTTAGGCTTGCGGCGGGACATCTTCGTGGGGTTTGTTGACCGAGTCGCGCACCTTGTCGGCCAGCCACCAGAGGCCGAGGCCAGAGCAGATTAGGAGCGTGCCGCCGGCGATGTACTCGAAATACGGCGAGTCGATGATGAAGGGGACGGAACCGCAGAAGGCGCCGCAGAGTAGGAGAGGCAGGCCGATGCGGGGGCCCATGAAGGCGGTCGCCAGCGCACCGATCACGGCGAGGCCCGCACCTGTCAGCGTCCAGATATTGTTCGAGGCTTCCTGCTTCACGCGGATGACCTCGGCGGTCAGGTCTTCGATGCGCTTGTCCTTCAGGCCGGAGACTCGCTTGGCCTCGGCTTGGTCGGCCTCGAGTTTCTCCCATGCCTTGGTAACGGCGGTGGCGAGTTGACGACCGAAGGCCATCTGGCGGGCGTAGTCTACGGGGTCGGCCTTGGCGGCCCGGGCCATGCTGAAGGCGACGTCCGCCTCGGGCGGAGCGGGCAGATAGGACTGGGCTAGGCGGGACTCAGCTACGACTACCTTCGGCTTATCCGCGTTGCGCTCGATGGCGACCAGGGCGGAGGCCACGCGGTGATCCGTCTTGTCGAGGTCTTTGCCTAGGGTCTGGACGACCGAAGGAGTCGTCGGGGCGTCCGGCTGCTTAGGAAGGGGAGCGTCCGTCGGCGACGAGCGGAACAGGCTACACCCGGTCAGGGCCGCGAGGGCGATGACCAGGAACAGGCGCACGCTTTACTTGCCCTTGAGGGCGTCGAGGATGGACTTGCCCTTCTCTTCGAGGGAAGCGGCCTTAGCGGCGTGCTTGCGGAAGACGAGGGCACCGGCGACGAAGCCGACGAGGAGGGCGAGGAGGTGGGTAATCATGGTTAGGAAAGTTTATAAATTAGGGCCGCGAGCTGGGCCTCCAGCTCGGTGATGCGTTCCGCGTCGGTCTTTTCGACAGGCTGCGGAAGGTAGGACTGCTCCACGGAGGACAGCACCTGCTCGTCGTTCGCGTCAGGGCTGACGAGGAGCATACCGCCTTCAGACGATGTCCAGACCGAGCGGTCTTCGCTCGGCGTCCAGATGATGTTCTTTGAGTCGGTGATCATGTTTAGCAATAGGTGATGATGTAAACTGCACCAGCTCCGCCGGCACCGCCTGCGCCAGAAGCAAAGCCGTTATCAGAGGCAGAACCACCGCCGCCGCCACCACCTGGGGCTGCGCCGACGGCTCCGGCCATGCCTGCTTGCGCAGTACGATAAGCACCTCCGCCGCCACCAGTACCTCCGCCGCGAAGACCGACTCCGGTGACGCCGGTCGTAGGTGCGACGCCAGCAGTAGTTCCGGCGGTCCCGCCGAGGATCAGAGGAGTTCCAGCAGAAGTCGTGTTAGAAGCGTTCTTCTGGCCTCCGTTTCCTCCGTTGTTTGAACCAGTATTGTTTGCGACATTGCCAGAACCAGAACCGCCGCCTGTAGCGACAAAAGAATTGACGATAGCCGAACCTCCCTGAGCGCCTGCCGTATTAGTTGCGGGTGCGGTTCCTCCGGCGCTACTGCTAGCTCCGGTTACACCTGTTACCCAACCAACGACTGCAGTACCTCCAGGGGAAGTTCCGATGTTTCCGCCGCCCGTGCCGCCGTTACCTCCGATGGCAGTGAAGATGGAGAAGGATGAAGAACCCCCTTGGGTTCCGGCGGTTCCTAACGTCGTATCAGTAGTCGTAGAAGGACCGCCAGTTCCGCCCGCGCCGACGACTACCGTCTCGGTAGCGCCAAGCGCCGATGCGGCTACCTTTGCGATAAGGACAGGTCCGCCGCCGCCGCCACCGCCACCGAAGCGGCCACTGGTCGTGGCGTATCGGCCACCAGAAGCTCCGGCGCCGCCGCCTCCGAACATGACGATTTCAACCCACTTAGCGCCAGCAGGCTTCGTCCATGTGGACGTTCCTGGAGTGGTGTAAACCTGATAGTCGGTAGAAGCGCCACCACCGCCGCCGCCAGCTACGACCCATGCGCCGTTGTTCCGTCCGTAGGTCGAGCCGTCCGAGGGGGCGTCTCCTAGGCGGGTCGTGTCCGTGGGGTGGACGTGATCCTGACGGGCGTAGCGGAGGGACGTGCCGACGGCGGCAGTTCCGTTGACGAGGGGCGTGGCCGAACCGGCCTGACCGACGACGAAAGCCGTGGTCGCAAGGGCGACACTGTTCGTATCAACCGCGGCGGTGACGCCGTTGGTCGTGCCGTTGAGGGTCGTGGTCGAGGTGCCGCCGGCGGCAGAGCCGATGGAGATATTGGTCGTGCTACCAGTGAGGCCGCCCGTTCCGATTGCCACGGTCTTCGTCGAGCCGGAGACGGTCGCACCCGTGAAAAGGTTATAGGTGGACGCGGCGGTTCCGTTGCCGAGCGTGATGTTGTTGATGGCTCCCGTGATCGGGCCGACAAAGTTGGTCGTGCCGTTGAGCGTGGTCGTGGACGAGCCTCCGGCGGCAGAGCCGATGGCGATGTTCGTCGTCGAGCCTGTCTGCCCAGCCGTGCCGATGTTGACCGTCTTGGTGGAGCCGGACGCGGTCGCACCGACGGCCAGGCTAAGGGTGGAGCCAACGGTGCTGGGTCCGATTTCGATGGACGAGGTAGCACTGGTAGGGCCAATCAGCATCGAACTGGTCGAGCCAGCCGCGCCGTTCGTGAGAATGTTGACGGTCTTGGTCGAGCCGGAGACCGTGGCGCCGTTGCCGATGGCAATCGTGCCAGCCGCCGTCGAGCTGCCGATGATAAGGTTGGCGTTCGTGAAGGTCTTGCTGCCAGCGACGGTCTGCGTCGTGGTCAAGTCCATGATCTGATTGGTCGAGCCGTTGATGCGCGCGAAGAGGCCGCCCGTTGTCGTCCAGATGTCGCCGTCCACGAAAGTCGTCGGAGCCGTACCGTGCGGGATGTTGAAGCCAGCGGAGGCCGTAACAGCAGGGATTGTCGTGACCTTGCCGACCGCATTGATGAAGGAATAGGTCGTGTCCGAGGCGACGTCCTTGAACTGCACCACGTCGCCCGTGCCGTCCTGCGTGATGACCAGGGCGGGGTCGGCCGAGTTCGTCGTGATCGTGACGTTGCCCGTCAGGGCGGGGTCGGCGAGGGGGGCTTTGCCTGCGATGTCAGCCGCGACGAGGTACGAAGCAGGGTTCGAGCTGAGCGGGTAGTAGAGGAGGTTCGCCGCCGAGGTCGTCGAGTAGTCCGCAGCCGTGGCGGTCGCCATCGTGCCAAGGCCGAGGTTAGTCCGAGCCGTGCCGGTGTTCGCCAGCCCGCTCAGGTTGTCGGCCTTGAGCAGGAAACCAGTCGAGCCAGGGTAGGCCACCGTCTGCGTCGAGGCGTTCGGGAAGGTCAGGCCGGAGGGCGTAACCGCCATCGTGCCCGAGAAGTTCTGCACCTGAAGGCCGCCGTAGTTAAGGACGGAGTTCTCGGACGGGTTAGCCGTGAGTTCGACGTTGAGGCCAGAGCCGCCGAAGACTGCAAGCTGCGTGGCCGTGGATGCTTCGATCGTGCTGTTGACCGTAAGCACGCCGCCGGAGAGTTCCAGTTTGGCGTTCAGCGCATTGGCGAGGTCGGTCTGATTGCCGAGCGTGCCGGTGATGTCGCCCCAGACAACCGAAGCCAGGGCAGGAGCGCCGCCCACGTTGACCGTCCAAGAGGCGTAGGTTCCCGATCCCGAGTGGCTCAGGACGTCCACGTCCATGACACCCGTGCCGGAGTTGTACGTCAGCACCCGCGCGTGCATGTGGTTTGCCGCGTTATGAGCGATGACGATGTCCTGCTGAGAGGTATACGAAAGACCCGTGCCGACGGTCAGGGTCTTGTTGTTATTGTCGATTGTCAGGCTCGTCGTCGAGGTCGTCAGGTATCGGTCTCCCGGGATGAGGGTCTGCCAGCTGGAATCCCAGTTCGTTCCAGAGTTCTTGGTCAGGACTTGGCCGACCGTGCCCGAGGTAGGCTGGCCTGCGGCGATGGGGGCGTAGAGGAGGTTCGCCGCCGTGGTCGTCGAGTAGTCGGCGGCGGTGGCCGTGGCCATCGTGCCCAGCCCGAGGTTAGAGCGGGCCGTGGCGAAGTTGGTCAGGTCGGAGAGGTTGTTGGCCTTTACCGCGTAGGCCGCGAGGTTGACCGTCACCCAGTCGGTTGCGTAATCGGCGCCAGAGGTCTTCTGGAGGTATTGACCTGAGGTGCCGCCAGCAGGAACGCCCTGACCAGCGGGACCTTGGGGCCCTTGCGGCCCGGGCACCCCGACGCCGATAGTAAGGACAGCAGGGGCCGTCGACCCGGTGGTGACGTCGACCGCTCCAGGGATGGTGATCGTAAGCGACATGAAATTAGGCGGTGACCTGACCGATGAGGTCGATGCGCATCGTCTCGGAGTAGAAGACCGTCCCGCCGTTCAGGAACTTGATGTCCCACTTGGCCGTGCCGATGGCCCAAGCCGCGGTCGAGCCCGGGTAGACGAAGGCCACGGACAGGCCGCCGACAGCCACGGTTGCGGTGAGGTCGTACTCGTTCTGCTGCGCGTCGATGATGGTCGACTGCACGGTGACGCCGACGAGGTTCGCGATGCCCCCCGGCTCAGGGTTCCACACCATGGAGGCCGAGAAGGACGATCCGCGTTTAAAGGTGACGGTGTTGCAGCTCATCGGGTCTTAATCTTGCCCCGATTGGAAGGGGGGGGTGGGGTCAGGTGACCGCCGTAATCTTACCGACTGACACAATTGTGCCGAAGCTATAGGGGAACGGGGGGATGACTTGGCCCGGGCCACCGGAAAATGAAAATGACATCTGGGCGGCTGAGGCAATGGTCAGATTGTCACCAGTCGTGATAACGACCTGGCCGATCATCTGGTCCATGTCGTCATCATCCATGTGGACGAGGCCGAAAACAAAGTCATAAGTGTACGGAGGAACAGAGGGGTCCGGGTAATCATTGACCCAAATATAGTGGTAGAGTTGGGATGTATAGCTCGCCGCGTCATAGATGCCTGTTGCACGTCCGAAAGGGTAGAAGAACAGAGAGCCATCGGTTGAGGTCCACCAATAGGAATAGCCAGTACCTCCTGGTTGCAGGGGGTACTCGCGCGTCATGGAGTCGGAAGAGATGACTGGAATCGCCGCACCGTACCCGATAGGCTCAAGGTGGTCCGCCCACGTCCTGACCTTGAGCGCTGCCATCAGATCCGGGCGTAAAAGTAACGCGCCGTGTTTGACCCTAGTTTGATGCGGTTCGCCCAGAGTGAGCCTGTGACGTATTGGACTACCGAGATGCTAGGGCCGGCGGCCTCAGTCGCTACGGCCAAAAGAACGTAGCCGTATGTGTCGGTGTCGGCGAGTTCGACATCCGAGTTTACGACTCGTGGATAATTGGCAGAACTTTCGTCAATGCTAGGGAATGAGCCAGAAGTGGCATCTTTCCCTGCCCTTAGGTAGATGTAGCACTTGTGGGTTGTTGCGTCGAAAGGTGTCATTACCGACACAGGCCAGTCTGGGACGCCTGCGGTCGTTCGGTCTAGCAAAACCCAAACCGAATCCTCCTCAATTTGAGCGACCGTGTTGTTTAAGGTTCCAGGGACTACCTGATAAAGCCATGCCGAGCCAGCGGCATCATAATCTATGTTGATTAACTTAAAAGGGTGATTGGGTGCAGCAGCGCCCGTCGGAGACGGGAAAGGATCAGACGTGTCCAGCGTAAAGCCGCTAGAAGACGAGTCGAAGTTGTAACCTACTCCGGGTTGGATTTTCATCAGGCGCCAGCGTATACTGAGGCGACGTAGCCCTCGCGGTTGAAGCGCAGCTCGTACTGGACCTTGTAGAGCAGGCCGAAGTCCTCGAAGGATACCTGAGCCAGGAGCAGCTGGTTCTTGCTGCTGATCGTGAAAGACGTGCCCATGTAGTCGGGGACTAGGTTCCGGCCGGCAAAGGTTCCAGTTCCAGAGGTCTTGCCAACTGCGCCTCGCATATTGTTCACGAAGGATGAGCTCGAAGTATAGATGACACCAGACAGCGAGCACTGCGGGGCGAGGTAGTTCGTCTTGCCGTAGAAGTCCTTGAACTCAGCCTTCTTAAAACCAAGAAACTTACGGCCCTTGGCTATTTCAAAAGTTGCTCCATTGTTGCCACTATACTCGACAGGGTCAGTTCCTGGCACAGCGGGGTAATTGGGCGTGGCAATAGAGCCCGTACCGACGCCAGCGATAGGCGCACCAGTGAAGCCCAAGCCTGATGCCGTTTCGAAGAAGTTAGGGTGGGTCGTAATGTGCTCCGAGGTCAGGCCCTGCGAGCCGGTGATCTGCGGGTCGGTGTAGGCCACGCCACCATCGATGCCGACATAGTCCACCGTCAGGGTGGCGATGTTCAGCGCGTCATAGACGATGCTGTAACGATGCGCCGAACAGTTGGCGTTTATGGGGCAGGTCGAACCGCGGTTGACGACTGAGCCAAGGGCGGCGGCGGCGTCGGCCTTCCAGATTACGGTGGCCGTCAAGAGGCCGTAGCCGTCATCGGAAATCTTAGCCCCTGGCTGTTGGACCGGGGTGGTGAGGGCGTTGCCGTTCTTTACGATAGCCATAAATTATTTGCCCATGAGCAGGGCGGTTCTAGAGGGGGTTGAGTTCATCCAAGATGTGGCGCCAGAGTCTCCGGCAATCTTCTCGAGAAGAGCGTTTGTCTTTTTTGCTTCTTCAAGACTAGCGGCCATGGCCTCCATGACCGGATTGGGTCCGACGCCGATCACGTTGCCGAAGCCTTCCGGGCCTTTGAAGGTCTTGTCTTTTGCGTCTGCTGAATTTGCACCAAGTGAAGGGTTCTTCTTCATGTCCTCAGCGATAATCGCTTGCACCTTTGCCTGTATTTCTGGGTCATCCTTAATAAGCCCAGGCTTTGTTTTTTTGAATGGATGACCAAAGAATTTTTCCCTATAGGCTTCATCATACATTTGCTTGCCCCTAGGATCGTTCTCAAAAAAATCTTGAGTTACTTTTGCGCGCGCAGTGGCCGCTTCCTCGAGAGTCTCTGTATTTTTTTTCTCGTTGTTAAGTTTATTTGCGTAGTAACGGTCTTCCGCGGACATCAGTGCGTTAGTTCCGTCAATGGCTGCTTGGTTGGCCTCCTGTTGTTTCTTTTGGTTATCGGCAATCATCTTGCCAATAAAGCCGATGGCAGTGCCCAGCAAAGCCATAGGACCGAGGAAGGACAGGAAGATGTCCTTGAAGCTAGTGCTGAACTTTTTCTGGATGTCTTCGACCTGTTTAGAGAATCCACTGGTAGCGGCCTTTGCCTTGTCCATCGCCTGCGGGACGTCGGAGGTGGTCTTGATGTTGACTGTCAGGTCTTGGGCCATGTCAGGGGGTGCTTTCCTTTGCCGGATTGGAAGCAGCCGCGGCTGCGGCCTCCTTGGCTTCCTCCTCGGCCATAAAGGCTTCCTCCTCGGGCGACATGATTGCCACGTCCGCACCCTTGCGGATAGCCAGGGCGGAGTTGAGCCAGATGGCCTGACACTCGGGCATTTCCCATGCACGTTGCTCGGGCACCCCTGACGCAATTAAATTGGCGACAATACTTAGCGGCCAAGGCACCCCCTTGTCGCCGCCCCCTGACTTGGTCTTGGTCTGCTCCCAGAACTTCGGCCAATCTTGGACGAGGATGTAACCAGCAAAGGCTTCCAGTAGGCGCTCGAACTTGGCGGGGTTATGGCTTAGGGTAACGATGCGTAGTCGGTCACGCCAGCCCACGTCCCCTAGCTGCTCTTCGGCGCATACTTGGCAAGCGAAGATAAGGTCGGCAGGGGTGATGCCGCGGGAGCCGGTGACCAGCGGGGAGTCAAAGGCCATCAGGCGCACGCGGTACTTGAGGCACCACGGGTAAAGAGTTCGACCCAGAATCCTAAAAGGAGCCGGGTCGACGTAGGCGTTGAGGAAGCGACGATCCACTGTCCTCTAGACTGTACCCCTTTCGGGGGTGTCAATTAGTAGGTGATGCCTTCGAAGTCGACCGCGGTGACCGACACCGAGGTAAAGCCTTTGTTCGAGCCCTTGTCATCAATCTTGGTAATCACGCCGGAGAAGGAAACCGAAGCCGAGCCAGCCGGATACGCGGAGGCCGTGTTGACCGTGAAGGCGATAGTGGCGCCAAGGATGGGCATGGTCGATGTCTTGGCGATGCCTTCGATGGTAATCTCAGTCTTACGGTCGTCGAGGCGGTGCGTCTTGGTGATGCCCGTCTCGTCGACCACCATGGCCTCGGCGTTGAACGAGGACGACAGGCTGTAGGACTGCACGAAGAGGTTGGTGACGACACCGGCGATACCGTAGACGCAGGTGGTTCCGTTTGAGATGGCGGCCATTTGTAATTGCAGGCTTTGGAATTGTCTTAGGCAGGCAGGACTACCAGCACGTCAAACGAGAAGGAAGTCGCCCAGGAGCGCTCGTCGATACCCTCGTCTTCGGAGACTACGGTGACGTCGTAGCAGGCCGCGTCGGTCGAGGTGACGAAGGCCGCCTTGATGGACGTCAGGTCACGCATATTGCCGGACAGGGCGGCGCAGCGGGCGCGGTGATCGGCGAGGGTCGTGTCGTCGGCGTTCGAGAAAAGGGTGATGCGGACCGAGCAGCTGAAGTTGCCTTCACCCTCGGGGAGGTCGGCAGGGCTACGGGCGGACTCGCAAAGGACCACGGCCTTGGGCAAGGTCTGGGTGGCGGCGCTGTCGCCCGTCAGGAAGGCCACGGTGGTCAGCCCGGTCTGGGTGGATAGGTAGGTGGCCAAGGTGGCCTCTACGATGTGGCGGATGGATTTGGTTCCCATAAGTGGTTAGCGGCGGTTGGCTCGCTGGATGGTGCTGTTCATGTGGCGCTCGAAGCGGGCCTTCATCTGCTTGACGCGGTTGGCGTAGACGAGGCCGAGCACGTCGGCGTCAGTGGCGATGCCGTTTACGTTGCCCTGGGTGTTCGTCACGCTCAGATCGACGACCTTCTCGTTGGCCGTTAGTTTGTTGGTACCGAGCACGCGGTTGTGCCGGTTAATCCAGGCTACGCTGAGGAGTTTGACGCCGAAGTCCTTGGGCACGCCATTGATGACAGGCTTAGGCAGGGAGCGCAGGGCCGAGGCCCAGCCCGCCTTGATCATGCCCACCATGGCTTGGCGGTCGCGGATGTATTGGTCGAGGTCGGACTTAGACTCGACGAGCATCTTGAGTTTGACCGGGCGCACGGACTTGCCGATGCGGCCACCGAACTTGCCCTTGATGCGGTTATGGGGCGGGCGCAGCTCATTGACGAACCCTTGGCCGTAGTCGGTCATCACGGGGTTGGTCGTGTTGAAGTAGTTCTTGGCCTTCTTGAACGCCCGGTCATAGTCGCGGTCGTTCGCGATCTTGCGCATGATGGGCGGGAGGTTCTTCAGAGCCTGGAGCGAGCCCTTGCCAATGACCTTGTTGAACAGGCCGATGTCATTGGTCTTAGTGGCGTAGGCCAGCTGATTGGTCAGGAGGGCGGCGGCGGAGTTGGAGTTACGGTCGTTAGCCGCGACGAACATCTTCTTGATGTCCCCGGCCACGGCGTTGTCGCCCGCCACTTGGGCCGCCTTGGATAGGCCACGGCCTCCGCCCTTCGGCAGGGGAGGGGTAAAGGTCGCCGCGTCTTGGCAGGCCAGCGCAGCTTGTTCAAGCGCCGCGTCTCGCATGGTCTGCCCGGTGTTGGCCGCGAACTGACGCAGGGCCGCGATGAACTCAGCCTGAGACTTCGGACTGATGCTGACCGACACCACGGCCTTGTTACTGGTTGTCGTCGATGACGACGAGCGTGATCCATGCCGACCCGGGCTTGTAGGTCTGGCTGGTGATGCGGACGGTCTTCCCGCCGGCCACAATCTTCTTCCCCTGGGCAAGGCTGGCGATGGGGACGCCTGCCGACAGTAGGGCCGCCGATGCCCCAATAGACCCGTCTGGCTGGCTCCAGGAGGCCGTTACAGCGGGGAGGCGGACAGAGTATTGGGTCCGCTCCATATACCCCCCTGCTTCGAGCACGGTCGAGACGGCGGGGTCGGAGATGAGGCAGGAGAAGGTGATGGCCCCAGAGTTGGCCGACCCGGCCACGCCGAAGTCCGCCACCATCTCTTTGGCGTCGTTGAGAAACTCGGTTCCGTAGAGGCTCATCCTATACTTGCCCGGATTGGTAGGGGGCACAAAAAAGGCCCCCATTGCTGGGAGCCTCGTTCGAGCCTTGAACCGCTATTAGGCGGCGGTCTTGAGGCGGTGGAGGGAGGTCGCGCGACCGACAGCGGCACCGAAGAGCAGCGTGGCGGTGACGTTGTAGTAGCCAGACTGTTCCTGACCCATGAGGATCTGGACGCCGAGGCCGGTGTCGGCGTCGACAGCGTTGGCGACTTCGAAGCCCGGGATTTCGGACATCGGGAGGGCCGAGGCCACAGCGATGGCGTCAGCGCCGCAGGCGAAGCCAGCGAGGTTTTCGCTGTTCGTCGGGAGGCTGTTCCACTGGTAGACAGCGGCGCCAGCGAGGGTGCCGATCTGGCCGGAGGTCAGGATGCCGGCACCAAGGACCGAGTTACCGATGATGGTCGCGTCGCCGAGGAGGCCGTTCGCGTAGGTCGGGTTCAGGATGAACGCGCGGGGTTCAGCGGCCTTGGCGGCGTCGAGGACACCCTTGGCGGTGACGACTTCGGCGTAGGTCAGGGCAGCGCCGGTGTCCACGTTGGACGAGTAGTTGGCGTTCGTGATGAGGGCACCGATCTCAGCGAGGCACTTTTCGGCGAGGGCGTTGGCGGCCGTCGGGACGAAAGCGTTCGAGAGGAACTGAGCGCCGTAGGACTTGACGTTCAGAGGCGAGAAGCGGGAAGAAACTTTAAAATGTTTCAAAACCACAGAAGCGCTGGTGATAGTTGCGTCGTCCTGCGTGAGGTAGCCACCAGTCGAGAACTCCGTCGCAACGGAGGTGCCGATCAGCGGAACTTGGACAGTGGAACCGGCACCCGACTCAGCGGCGGTGAAGACGCTGGAGAAGGCGCGGAGGGCGGGGAGCTTGCCCTT